CGGCCGTCTGGCTGCCATCGGTGGCACCGACAGCGCTGGCCAGATATTTGCCGCTGGCGGTGATTTTGCCCAGCACTGTGCCCGGCGCGATGATGCCCGCACCGCTGGCGATGGTAATGTTTTCCCGCGAGCGCTGGCCATTGGCCTCGGTCATCAGGAATTCGCCGGGATGGCGGCCTTCTGTGAGAACAGTCATGGTCCTTTTCCCTTATTCAGCCGAAGCGCGCATTGGCGTGCGTGATGGCTTTCGACCACCCGGCCACACTGCGCTCGGCGCGGTTGCGTTGATCGGCCGGGGTTTCAGCCCCGAGCTCGGTCTCCTGTGCGGCCCGGTCGGCAATCGTCGAGGGGACCGATGCCTTTGGGGACGCCGTCATAACTTTCGCGGCATCCACAGCTGTCATCTCGGTCTCAAGCGCCAACACCAGCGCTTGCGCTTCCCGGCCTTCGGCCTCGGGCGCTGTCAGGATGGACTTGATGCGGGACGTCGCCTCGACTTTGCCAGCGGTGACACCGGCGGTACGCGCCTCAGTGCGGGCTGCATCGACAGCCGCTTGCAGGTCGGCTGGGCTAATGGCGGAGACGTCACTGGCGGGCGCCTCGTTCTGGATGGTTCTGGTCATGGGTCCTCCCTTTCTCTGGGGGTTTGCCCCGCAGGGCGGTTGTGAGAGCGCGGCGATAACCTCGTCCAGGCTCGCCATACGATCGGCGAGACCCTGGGCAATGGCATCCGCGCCAAGATAGGTGCGGGCTTCTGTGGCGCGGATCGCGGTGGCGCTGATCCGGCCAGCGCGTCCCTCCGCAACGAGACCGACAAACTGGTCATAGATTTTGAGGACCTCGGCCTGCAGATCAGCGCGCACCTCATCTGACAATGGCCCGAACGGGTTGCCGTCGATCTTGTGCGCCCCGGCATGAATGAGCGTGGGCTTCACGCCGCGGTCCTCGAGTTCGCCCGAACGATCGAGATGCGTCAGCACCACGCCGATTGAGCCGACCATCGAGGTGGGCGACACGACAATTTCGCGCGCAGCACTGGCAATGCCATAGGCGGCGGAGGCGGCCACATCATTGACGAAGGCCACAACCGGCTTCACCTCGTTCACAGCGCGAACGAGGTTGGCCGTGGCGAACATGCCCGTGGCCTCGCCGCCGGGACTGTCGATATCCAAAAGGATCGCCCGCACCTCCGGGTCGGCTTGCGCCTCGCGCAGCTGCGTCGCAATGCCCTCGTAGGACACCAGACCCGAATTGGCCCCGATCCAGGCTCCGCGGTTCACAAGGCTGCCGACGATCGGCAAGATGGCGACCCCATTTGCAACGCGCATTGAACTGACGCTGCCATTATCGCGGCGGTGACTGCCGACAAATCGGTTTGATTGCGGGTCCGGAGCCGCCAGAGGCTCAATCCCAATCCGGCCCTGCAGTACATGCAGGATCAGATCGGCCTTGTCGGGATGCAGCAGCAGCGGCCGGTTCAGCACGCGGCCCGCAATTTGTGCCAGTGTCGGTCCCTCAGCTAACGGTATGATCTCGGACTGCTTCATCATCGCACCCCTCCTGTTCCAAGCGCAAACCGTCGCGGGCCACGGCCCTGTTGCTGGGCACAGTGTTCTTCAAAGCCGCGAATGACTGCCAAGAGGCGGTCGGGATGCGCCCGGTGATAGGTCACCGACCGCTCTACCCCGTTTGACCCTGCCCGGAACCGCACCTCCATGGCGCCTTCTCCCGCGACAAGCCGAACATAGACCTGCCGCAGGTTGGCGGCCGCCACGCAGGGATCGGCCTCGTCAATGCTGATGGTCATGTCTCCGCCTCATCGCCTGTACTGTCATTTTCATCTGCGTCAGCCGCACTCAGCCCTCCGCCCTGCGCGCCCATCATCTGCGGCTCGGGCAGGCCATATTCAGCACGCAGCGCCTGTTCCTGCGCCAGTTGCTGGTAAACGTCGTCCACATCCGCCCCAAGATCGGTGCAAATCATCGCGTCCGACATGACACCAAGGCGCTTCCACACCTCGTGCGCCTTGGCTTTTTTCAGATCATCGGCCTGCGGGCGGGGATCACCCCGCCATTCCGCGCGACACGCCGCCGTGCGATTTGCCATGAACCCGGCAATCCCGCCCGGAAACGGCAGGCTGCCCGCCTCGATCTCTTCCTCGAGCCAGGCCTCAAAGATCGGCTGGCAGAATGGCGCCATGATGTTGCGCCGCCGGGCTTTCGTGATCGCGAAGATCTCTGTCGTCGCCGCCTGCAGAGAGGAATAGGTGGCGCCCACATTGTCGCCGGTGGCGCTTTCATAGGTCAGCCCCAGGCACCGCGCGAGTTCCCGAAGCAGATGCATGGCGAAGGCGGCATAGTCTGATGACGGATGGTTCGAGGTGTGGAACTTCAGCTCCTGTCCCGGAAACAGATGCGCCAGGCGGCCATTGATCCCGACATCCAGGGTGCTGTCGTCATAATAGCCTGCGACCATTTCGATATAGGCCTCCATCGGCGAGATGCCCTGCGCCAGCATCTGCGCCTGTTCTTGGGGCGTCAGCAGGCCCTGCAGCACCTGTTCCGTCGGCTCGTCGGACGTGATCGTCACTGCAAACAGCGTCTGCACGATGGCCGCCATCAGCGTGGCATCAGCCAGCTGATCGAATTGGCGCGCCACCTGCAGCGCCGGAACCAGAGGCGAGATGCCCCGGTGTGTGCCAGGCGCGCCCTCGAAGATGTGGATCACCCTTGGTCGACCCGCCCGGTCGCGGGCGCGCACATCGTATTCCACGTCGTGGCGAAACAGGTCTTTGCGGATCGCGCGATAGCCCACAGGCATACCGTCGCGGTCGGTATAGACACCGTTGATCAGCCGCCGCATGCTTTCGGTCTTGCGCGACAGCCGCTGTGGCGGCAGCAGTCGCACCTTGGTGCCGTAGCGGTTCCACGGCCGCTTGCGCCAGGGCAGTTCCGCGAGGATTTCACCGGTGACCAGCCACGATCGAAACGCCGCCGCCTGCATCTGGCCAAAGGTGCGCAGGCCCTGAATGTCGCATTCCTGCGCGTTGCGCGCCCAGAGCTCGAACCGGCGCTCCACCGTTTTCGCCCAGTCCGAGGCCTCGGCTGGCGTCATCCCAAAAGTCTCGTTCTCCGGCAGCGCCTTCAGTTGTAGCCCGGTGCCCACGGTATTGGCGACGCATTGTTCCATGGCCCCAGCCAACCAACCGCTGTTGTGCAAAAGGTCGCCCACCCGCGCGGCGGCATCATCCCAAGCCTCCCCAATATCATCCTGGCTTTCCCGCAGCGCCGGTTTCCAGCCAGCAAAAGTGACACCGCGCCCGCCGCGCATGTATTTGCCCGTGGGTTTGGGGAGGATCATCCCCTCAGGCCCTGCCGGTTGAGGCAGCGCCTCGGCCAGCAGATCTTTGAGCTTTGAGATCACGGTCATGTGCTTTACCTGTTTAACCGGCTGCCCTGGCGCGCAAACCGCCCACGCAGCGCGCCGCTGCCGCCACGGATCTGGGGGGAGCGTGATGTCGGCAGCGGCGTCCCGTGTGGGTCTGGCTCCGGTGCGGCCACCATTGACGGGTCATGCCCGTCGGGCACCGCCATCTTGATGGAGGTCTTTCGCTCTACGCCTTCCGGGATCCGCTGGACGTTGAGCGCATAGCCGATAGCCGCGCACAATGCTTCCGCATCAAGGAAGTGGTTGTTCCGGCTGCGTTTTACCCAGACCGGCTTGCCCTCCACGACCACCCGGGCCTCAGAGGTCAATTGCCTGCAATAATCTTCTGAGACCTGTTCGTGGACATAGAAAGCACCTGGCACGTCCATGGGCGTGCGGATGCGCGAGATCACCAGCGATTTGAAAAAGTCCGACGACAGCGTCACGAGGTCGATCGAGTAAAGCGCCCGCTTGCCGTCCGGTTTGACCTCGATCTTCGAGACCTTGTAGGGCGGGCTCTGGATATCCTTGCCCTTGGTCGGGGAGCACAGCCAGCTGTAGCGGCGGCAGAACTCGTAGACCTTGTGCTCGTTGCCTTGCTCCGGCTTGTCAGGCCGGAAGCCGCTGTCGATGAACACCTTTTCGATCTGCATTCCGCCAATCGGCTGCAACATAAGATCGGCCAGTGCGGACCAGACCTCATCGTCCTCGGTGGGGCCGTAGAGCTGGCCGTTATCAATCATCCACGACGATCCCCGTGCCCCAAAAGCCCGGATCACATAAACAAGGCTGAACTTCTGCACGTCGACGCCCATCACCAGCCGCAGGCCACCCAAAGGGACCTGCCCAGGCTGATACGGCAGCCGCCGCTCCATGATTTCCTGCCATTCGGGC